AGCACCTAAAGAAAGATCAGTCTCTTGATCAAGGAGATTCATAGGTGACGGTGCGTTACCAGACGAGTCTCTAAGAATTACATTATCAGCCATGTTTACCTTTGACCTTGCTGTTTTTTTCTGAGCAAAAATTGATCATCAATGTTGATGGTCCACCCGTCAGTAGCCCCTACTTTAGGAATAGTTATTGCGTTACCAGATGCAGGGTTTGTTATAACTGGGGGTAAATTACCGAAGACTAGCCTTCCGTTTCTAATACCTACGCCTTCTTTTAGATACCGCAGGATATCTTCATAAGAAGATTTGTTTGTAACTAACTCTGCGACTTTATTATAGATAGCATTTTGATTACCAGTTAAATCACGTACTTGTGTTTGAGCAGCAACTATTGTTTCATTTATAGCACCTATAATAGCATTACTTTGAGTTTCTGTGTAGGGTATCTCACCTTCATATTGTATTGTTCCCGAAGAACCTTCTGGACCGGGTATAAATTTAACACCGGGTCCAAAGACTGAAGCCATACGTTGTTTACTATCCCTATCAATTTTAGTTTGAGTGCCGACAGGTATCTCTGCCATACCTGCATAATTAATTTGCATTGCAGGGGCAGTAAAAGTAGGTGTAGTAAAATCAAGACCACCTAAAGAAGCAAGAAGATCCTCTTGAGTTTTAGCTCCGTATAGAGTTTGAAAAATAGAAGCTTGCTGGTTAGCATCACTCATGTCATCACCGACGAGATTAATGCCATCTAAAATTATTCTTGTTCTTTCTTCTACATCAGCACCTTCATAAGTAGAAGCAACAGTATCTGTAAGTTGTTGTATAAAAGAAGATAGTAGATGCCCACCATCTTTTTCTGCAGTCTTAAGAATGTTTTCTGCTTGACCAGATTTAATTAAAGCTAGTGACACATCTCTAGGTAAATTAATTGCTTCTAAACTTGTTAGTTGTGAACTGATTGCAGCCCTTTGTTCTCTGCTTTTACCTGCACGATCTAACACTAAAGGTAATACAGCATTTCTAAGGCTAGTAAAGTTAGCTACATCTTGAGCTTTTTGTTCATCAGCCCTACGTTCTTGATAACGTCTTTCGTCTATCTCAATTTCTTCTGCCCTTTGACGGTTTTTAATACGACCAACTTGAGCTTCTCTCATACCTGTCCAAAAACCCATAGTTATCTCCTTGCCATCAATCCAGAGGGTTTCTCTGGCGCTTCTTCTTGTTTAACTACTTCTTCAGGTATTTCTTTAGAAGGTTTCTTTATACGATACATAGCCTCATCAACATCTTGTTGATCCTCAAACCCATCCTCAAAGTCTATCCCAGCAGCTAAAGGTAAACCTCTAACAAACTCATGTATTATAGGTGCAATAATTAAACTCACGTCTATTGAGTGTATACCATTAAGGACAGCACCACGTAGGATACCTTCTACTATTGTACGAACATCTACACCAGTATCAATAAACTCTAGTATATCTTCCATTGATCTAGGTTTAGATAATCTTTTTAGGTGAAGTTGAAGTGCTTCTTCTGGATCAACAATAAGAGGGGGCTGCTCATACTGAGCATTCTTAGGTGTTGTAGTTAATGACTGACCGGGAATTGGCCTATTAGTTATTACAGATTCCATTTTATTCAAACGCCTCTGGGTTTCTGTATGCACCCGCATACTCTAATGTCAAAGCTTCTCTTGCTGTCATGTTAGCTTTTTCTCGGTTAGGTCTTAAGTATTGCTCGACAACAATTCTATTAGCTTCTTTGGGTGTTGAAGCCTGACGTAATTGTTTAAGTACTCTTTTTTGATCGCCTTCTGTAAGCTCATAGATAGAAAAATCTATACCAGTTTTAAAGTCTGTAGCACTAAGCCCTTTTTCTTTTGCGTATTTTTCAAAATTGTATCTCCTTAGTCCCGGCTTTAAACCTGTATATTGAAAGATATTAATACCACCTTTAGACCCCTTAACTTCTGGTTCTATCTCATCCATATACTTAAAATTACCTGTTTCATAGTTAGCATTACCAGCTAATGCTGCGGCTTGGAAAGGTTTTAAACCAAGTTCTTTGGTAAATCTTACCATCATTTCATGGCCTATATTATCTTCTGTTGAAGCACTGGTATCAGCAAGTTGTTTTCTTGGTTTGCCCTTAGCTGCATAAGAACTTTCAAGTTTTTGCATTAAATTTGCAGCAGCAGCATCAACACTATAACGAGATGGAGCATTAGGATCACGTGTAACTACTTCAAGTTCTGCAATACGGTACTCATCGTTTTGATTACCAAAAGCATTCATATATTCTTGACCCCTAGAAAGAACTTCTTGTTGGATTCTTTCTGTTTGTTTACGTAGTTTTTCTGGCCTATTCATAATGCGAGGTTTACTGCTTATCTTTTCTACTTCGGGTAGATCTACGTTAAAAGAAGACCGTTGTCTTCTAACTTTATGTGCATTGATCCAGTTTTCATAATATTCTAGTGCCATTTATTTTTCCTTACAAATATCCAGAAATTTTATTGGATAAATCTAAACCCTTATCTCCAAAGATTAAAGTGCTATAGAAAGCAGATCTTGCTGTAGCTTCTTGTGAAGCTAAAGATTCTCTCGCAGATGATACTTCTTTATCTGCAAGCAAAATACTTAAGTGTCTGTCTGAAGCACTTTCAGAAGTAGCAACAGCCCATGCCATTGCGTCTCTTTCTCTCTGCCAAATATCATCAATAGCTTTTTCTGTTAGCCCATTCATAGCAGAAGCATCTAATTTATTTGCTTCATTTTGTGCAGCAGTATCTAAAGTAGCTATGTTCTGTCTCCACACAGCATTTGCTTGAGCTATGACTAAAGCATTACTAGCATTAAATTGCTCTCTCTGGTTTTCTAGTTCAGAGTTATATTTATTAAGTGCGTTTTCTTCACCAGCATTAAACTCAGCCATAGCATTTTGTTGCGTAGCATTAAACTGATCTACTTGTGTTTTCATTGTAGCCATAAATTGGTCTACTTGATTTTTAGTTGATGCATTAAATTGTGATGTAGCATTAGCTGCAGCAGTATCACTTAGTATAGACTGTTGAACAGCTTGAGTTTTTATTAATTCAGTCTGTTGTTCGTTAGCCAAGTTAGTCATATCTACTTGTAAAAAAGAGGCTGCATTTTGTACAACAGCTTGTTGTTCATTGCTTAAATTAGTTAAGTCCATCTGACTCATAGCAGCAGCATCAGCCATTACTTTAGCATTTACTGCAGACATATTAGCAAGATTTGCTGTTTGTGTCAACCTTGAGTTTTCTAAAGCTATCTGTTGCTCTGCAGTAAAGTTCATATTAGCAATGTCACTAACCTTAGCAGCATTAGTTACACGGCTTTGAAACTCTTGGTTAAAGTCTATCTCTAAAAATTTAGCTCTTTGTTCGGCTGCAAACATTGCAGTTTGTTGACGATTACTTAAATTCTGAGCTTCAAACTTAGCAAAAGTAGATGCATCTTGTTGGGCGATGGGTAGTGCAGACTCCATAGTAGCCTGAATAATAGCTTGTCCAGCCATACTACTAGACCCTAGCCCACGTGCATTCATAGCTGCTGTAGCTGCTCTCATAGCTCCTGCTGCCCAAGGAGGTGTAGCACCACCCTCAAAGTCATCCATTAGTTCATCAAGCTGACCTTTGACTGTAGCTTTTTTACTTGGGTCAGCAGTAGCAGCTTCAATATCAGTGGCTTCTTTTACTGCAGCCATATCTACAGCAGAACCACTTATAAGTTCTTCTTCTTTTATTACACGTTTATTAGGGGCAACAACTTGTGTAGGAGAAGTAATTTGTTTTATATCCTCTACACCCAAAGCTGTCATTTTTTCAGGGTCTTTAGTGACAGCTTCTACTAAAGATTTTTCACCTACTTCCATTGTAGGCACAGTTATTTCTTCTAAGGCTTTTTCAGTTTTAGTTTGAGCAGAAGTAGTAGTAGCAGTTGCGGGAGTAAGATCTTCAGTTGGAGTAGTTGCTGTTGTAACCTGAGCTGTAGTTGGAGATACTGTTGGGACAGTTGCAGAAACTTGTCCAGTAGTAGAATCAATTTTTTGTTCTGTATCTGTTGTATCTATTTTTTGTACAGGAGTTTTAGTAACTAAAGATGTTGGGTCTGCAACAGCAGTGTAAGATTTTTCACCAATAGTTTTGTTCTGTGCATCAATTCTATCTTGTTCTTCTTTTGCTAGTTCTTCTGGTGTCTTAGTAGGCACATCATCAGGTTCTACAGGGGTAGTGGTTGCAGTGGTCTCAGTGTCACCACCTTCTGCATACCCAACGTACCCACCTTTAGCAGCCATCATCATAGTTTTATTTTTAGCTACTTCTGCTTTAGCCATCACATTACTTAAAACTCTGGCAGCAGTTTTATTATTTTTAAAGAAAACATCTGTAGGCATACCATCAGGTTTACCCATTTTTTCTGCAACTTTTTCTGCTACTGTTGTCATTATTAAAATCCGTCCTTTAATCCGTCAAGTATATCTTGAACTGATACTCTNTTCTTAGCATTAGGTGTGTATCTACACATNTANGTCTTAGGGCATTCACTAAACTTAAACATAGGGTAGTGATANCCTATTGTACCATTAGGTCCACGGTAAATGCAAACCTTTTCTCCCTGTATCTTAACTCTTTTTGCTAAGTGACACTGTACAAACTCAGGATTACTTAGCAGCCCTGCTAACACAAGGGGTAACACAACAAGATTAATCATTAACTAATTCCTAGTGATATTAAATATATGCCCCCACCTAATACACCAATGATTAGAAACGATAGAGTGGCTATGGCTAGGTTATTCTGTATTTGTCGTTTAGCTTCCATAGCTTTATATACAGTCTCTTCACGTTCCTTACGTATCTGTCTACGCATCCCTAGCATTTCATCGTATGTGCCAAGACCAAACCTGTAGTCTAACATAAACTTTATTTCT